CATACCGTGTGATGAGAACACACAGAAAGAAGGCAAAGTAATGGAAGAACTAAACACCCAACTGCTTCGTGCAGTCCTAGAGCAGTACGCTGTTCCCGATCCAAAGATTGTTGGAACGATTCCACGCAACGGAATAAATCTTGCGTATGTTTCGCACGCTGACATCACACGCATACTTATAGAGATTGATCCGTCTTGGAGTTGGCAGCCTGTTGCATGGGATAACGGCAGACCTGCTATCCATATTGAGAACGGCACAGCAACAATGTGGGCAACACTCACACTTCTAGGGAAGTCTTTGTTGGGTGTTGGTTCGGTGCGTTCAGACAAACCTGATATGGACAAAGAACTCATCGGTGACTTCTTGCGTAACGCTTCCATGCGGTTCGGTATTGCATTGAGCCTTTGGTCTAAGCAGGACTGGTCTGACAACACAACGATCACCGCTTTGCCTACAGCGCAGCGTGCAGAAGAAGCAAAGAAGTATGTTCCAAATCATCCTGCAAAGGGCGTGCCATCACCAAAAGTTGTTCAAGACTTTGTTGATGATCGTGTTGTTTCGTTGGATGAGGTTGCCGAAATATTTAATGCAACAACTGTTGTTGCTGAGGTTCGCCCGATTACTTCTGGTGGATTGATGAGCGATAAGCAAAAAGGTTTAGTGAGCAAACTTGGAAAAGAAAAGTTGGATGGTGATGTGCTGCCATTGATCAAGGAACTGTTTAACAAAACTGGTTTGGCACAACTGACAACCAAAGAGGGTTCGGCTTTGATCAAACATTTGATGGAGATGTGATGACCATTGTTGATGAATATGAAAACGACATCTTTTCGGTGTTAAGCAAACTTGTTTCTGCAGCCCGTGATGTGATCAGGTTTGATGGCACAGATCGGTTGTCTATTGAGCAGTTGCGTGAAGCAGTGGATGCTTACAACCTTTGGTTGTCTAGTGAGGCGTGATCATTGGCGAGAAGATGCGGCTTGTTTGAATCAACCTATGGCGTTGTTCTTTCCGCATCACACTTTGACTGAGGATCGTTGGGATGTTGCCAAACAGTTCTGTTCTTCTTGCATTGTCAAGGATGAATGTTTAGGGCTGGTTATCAACTTGGAGGAACACGATGACAGATGGGGTTTGTTTGGTGGTTACACACCAACTGAACGCCGTGTGTTGCGTGATGAACGGAGGAAAGCGAAGTGATTGCGATAGGTCAAAGTGCATACCGTTGTTTGTGTGCGCAGCCAATACCAGAGAACCCGTTGTGCGGAGATAGAGGAGTGGAAGAAGATGACTAGAAAGCGGAGAGTGCGTTTCTTTCCTGCAGTAAACATTTGCAGTGCGTTCAATAACGGTACACAGATATCTGTTATGGCTTCCGCTTTGGAAACGGATCGCAGAACTGTTTACCATTGGATCAATTCAGACATACAAATATCGGAGTGGGCTGCTGATCGTTACGCAGTGAAACTTGGTATGCACCCGTCACAACTTTGGGATGACTGGTTTGCGTTAGAGAAAGAATTAGTTTGATGGATGAACGCAAAGGTGAATGTCAAGGCAACCAAGACAAATGCAATGCTGAAGGATGCCCTAAGTTTGGGTTGCTGTTGAAACCTGCTCGTGATGGTAAGCGGCGAATCAAAGGTTGCAATGATCCTGCTGCGAGAGGCAAACGGAACCGCACCAAAGGCGATAACAAAGCCCGTGTTGCACGCAGGAAACTTGGTTTAGCAGCCACAGGGAACGCTGGTACACGCCACGAAGAACATTGGGGCGGTATGTTCCGTGTTGAAGTTAAGGCTGGCGCACAGGTCAGCCCGATTGCTACACGCTTCTACCAAGCCAAAGGGCAATCAGATGAAGCGAAAGCATTGGGCGACATCAGACCGTTCGCCATGATTGCGATGCCTGATGGTACTTCTGATGGCATTGTGTTGATGACTTTGGATGAGTTCGCAGAGTTGTGTTCGCTGCTGTGAGCGCACCGTTTGATTATGTTTCTGCGTTTAAGGAGGGCGGCAGGTACGCAGAGATTGTTGCTGCAAGGTTGAAGAGTTGTGGTGTTGATTGTTATGCGCCATCAATTCAGATTGCACGCAACCAAGAAGAACGAGAGTTCATGACAAAGTACGAAACAGATATTGAGTTTTATTGGATGGAAAGAGGGCTGGAAGTGAAGTCATCTTCACGCATTTTTACTGACGCTGTTGATGAATACCCTTATGAATCTTTGTTTGTGGATACTGTTTCTGGCTTTGATGCGAAAGTTGTGAAGCCTGTGGCGTACATTTTTGTTTCACAGAAAACAGGTGGCATGGTTTGTTTGTCACCAAAAACTAAATCAAGTTGGAACAAGGTTGATGCGCATGACAGCAAAAGAAATATAGATGATTGTTTTTATAGTGTTTCAAAGTTGATGCTACAAAGTTTTGATTCGCTTGTATCATGGCTTCTACGGGTTCAAGAGGAGGCTTTGTTTGACACCGAAACAGATTGAAACAATGGTTGATCGTATATGTGCAATGTTCCCCACTGTGCCTGTGCCACGCAACGGAATCAAAGAACTATGGAAAGAAGATGCGCTGCTGCTCGCTGCTGATGTTAAAGATGGGCGTGCAGTTATGGATGCAGTGGAACGATTCGGGACAATCCCATCCTTGCCGCAACTCAAAGGAATGTTTCGCAGTTTGAAAGCCGAACAGACTACACAAGCAGTATGCGTTGTGTGTGACGGTACTTCATGGGTTTTGCAAGATGAAAACAATTTGAGATCAGGGGTTGTTAAATGCAAATCTTGTAGTTGAATGACAGTCACAATCGGCAAGTAGCAAAGACCTAAGCCTTTCGCATGGCAGTTGGATGACACTCGGTAACGAGGGTCGTTCACCATGCGCTTTATCATGCAACACGAAATGATTTACGCAAGATGGTGGGGCGAATGATTACAGCAATAGGGAATCGGAGTGTGGCATACCGATAGGGGGGCATTTACATCTTTAGGTTTGATGAGAGTACAAATAAATATATTTATATGCGCTCATGGAACTGGAGGAGTTCGGGATGCTAGGGTGATTGAACACGCCGCAGTGAGGCGAACGATGTGCGCTCATGATGCGCCACGATGCTTTGAAAGCAGATAAGAAAACAATAAAAGGTTTCTACACATATATCCAAGTTCAGAAGGAGAACAAGGTGAATGGAATGAATGTTATGCGAAAGATAGTTGTATTGGTTGTGGCAAGTTTGATTGGTGTGGCTGGCGTTGCTAACGCTGTGAGCGCACCAACAGAAAAAGATAAGTTGCATGACAGAACAGTTGTTGCTGATCGTGTGAAAGATGATGTGCTTCCTGTTCCTGCGTGGGCTTTGTGTGGTCAGTGGTGGCAGCAGTTGCGTGATAGTGGTTGGAAAGAAAAAGATGTGCGCATGGCTGACTTCATCATCCATCGTGAATCACGATGCAACACGCTTGCACACAACAAGAAAGACCCTGTAACAATTAATGGAACGAAAGGATCATTGGGTTTGTTCCAGATCAATTTGTTTTGGATTTCAAAAACAACTGCATATCCAAATGGTTTTTTGCAAACTGTGTTGCAGCGTGATCTGGTTCCAGCAGATTTGTTTGATCCGCAAACCAACATGGATGCTGCAGCAGCAATCGTGAAATACAATCGTGATCTTGGTGGCTGTGGTTGGACTGCGTGGGCTTGGAAAGGATGCTGAGAGCCTCCCTAACGAATTGAAAAGCAATATTTTTGTGGTGGTCGGGCAATCTTTTTTCTAAGTTTCTTTGAAACCCAATCCCCATAAGGGTTTGATGGGGTTCAATGATTTCATTTTTTAAGGGGGGGAGGTTAAGATTTATTTATCAGCCGCAAGGGTTGGTACTAAGCCCTGAGGAGGGAATGATGATTACAAAAAGAATGATCATGTCAAATGAATTGGCAGCCAAGATCAAAGATGCAAAGAACATTCTTGAAGAAATTGCTGGTTCAAACAAGACAACAGATGCAACTTCTGAATGGCTTTACAATCTTTGTGAACTTTTAGATGAGGTTTGTTAAGGCGAAACTGGCGCAAGCCAGTCATTGTGGGATGGTCGCCCACGATCTGAAGAGCCAGACCCGATAACCCTGAGGAGGGAATTATGAATTGCGATTACTGCGGAAGCGAAGTACAAAAGTCAGAAGCAACAATGACTGATATGGGAGATATGGTTTGCACACCATGTTTGGTTGGCAAGCCTATTGAAGTGGTAAAGCCAGCAATCGGAATGTCTGTGTCAATGAGCATTGGTTCGGATTCATATCACGAGATCATCGTCAAGATGGAACGCAACAGCAAAACTATCTACACAATGTCAGCAAGAATTGTTATTGGTGGAGTCGCACTGGAGGACTGGAACGCACTGCCAGAGTCAATCAAAGCGAAGCGTGCTGCTGATGCATTGCAACAACAGTTGGATTTTTTTGAAGCAGACGAAATAGAATATGGCTACAAAATGTCAGAAGGTTACGCAATGAGTCAGGCTACAAGGTGCTACACCTACAGGGCTTCTGGCAGGAACGCTGGAGAGTATGCAAGAAAAGGAACTGACTATTGCTGGATTACATTGAACGATCAATACCAATATTCTGATCCATCTTTTTAAGTAGTTATTCCCCCTGCGCTTCAGGCGTGCCAATTCAATTTGGACAGGGGACAAGGCAATAACGCCGAAACATAAAACCCTAAACAAATCCCTGAGGAGGGAAACAAAATGAGAACAGCAAAAGCAAACATCCTGAAAGTGCTAACAAAAGAATATGAAGATAAAGGAAAGTTCTTCTACGACTTCAGACTTGACCTAGAAGAAGAAACAGCAGAGGAACGGGCAATCGGATCATTGATATCTGCTTTCAACGCTTGGTCAAATATACATTGGAGGATGAACGACAATTTAAGAGAGTCAATTTCAGCAGCAACAAAATTACAGAAAAATGTAAGGGAATGTAAAGAAGTGAATAGCATTTACTTGATTAATTCTTATTCCAGTGTTGTTGAACAGGCAGGCAAATTAAAAGAAATTGAAAACGGGATATGGCAACTCTGCAATGTGATTGGATTGTCAATCGGAGACACAAACGAGTTATTCAAAAAGGTTCATTCATTCATCAAGTTTGATAGTTTGTATTAGGAAAAGGAGAACACAAATGAAAGTTACTAAGCACACACTGGATCACATTGAACTGATCACCACAGGCGGAACAGCCCTGTTTGAAATCAACATGGTTGTAGCAATGCACGAATGGTCAGAAGAAGAAGGCTTTGATGAAGAAGGCGCACTCAGTTGGTTACTCAACCTGCTGCACTTGGCTTCAATAGGTCACGACATACAATCAGGCGCACAAGAGTTCCTGAAATCAACAATGACCCTCAACGAAACACGAGTACATCTGTGCAAGGTTGAACAGGTCGCATACAACATTGACGAGATAGGAGAAATCAAATGACCGAAACAGAAGCACTACAAGAAGGAATAACCATGATGATCCTGTTCATCGCCGCATTAGGAATCCTGACAGCCATGTTCGTAAACCATTTCAAGAAGGCTGAGCAGCACCGCCAGATGATGCAAGAACACCAAGACCGACAGAACTACATCCGTAGGCAGCAACAGCACAACCGTCAGATATAGTTACGGGCGCACCAATGGCAAGCAGCGCAGTCTCGCTTTACCCTCCTCGGCTATTGAGACAGCCCATCTGCAATGATGGCATTGGTACTACATACATGGAGAAAGAACATGACAATCAGAGACTTGGAATCAGCAGTGGCGTTCCTACGCAGGCTTAGCGTTGGACAGATGGAAGCAGATTTGTTGATACAAACTGTGGAAGCATTAGAGAACGAAATCCAGAAACGGAGAAAGAAATGAGCGAAACACAGCAGGCTGAGATACAGCACTGGCAGGCAAGAACAGACGATATGCAAGTTGCGTTAGAGCGTGTGCGTGAAGAACGAGATGAGTTGCGTGTTACCAACGCACAGTTGACGGAAGAACTTTCGTTGCTGCGCCAAATGATTAGCAGGATTCAAGTAGCGATGTCGCAAGGTCAAGAACTCTAAATGATCCAACTGCTCTGCCATAAATGCAATGCGCTCGTATCCCGTCACACGGTTTATGTGCGTGGATGTTTATGTGATCCAGATAGTCCGTGTTGGATAGCGATACAACCAGACGGGAAACTAATCACGATGAGCCACGCCGAATACACCATCAAGGAAACAGCGTGATCCGCAAAGAACTAGAACACCTAGCAATCAGCATTGATGAACTACAAACCCACCCATCCAATGTGCGTCAAGGAGATGTGGGCGCAATCTGTGAATCGTTGAAAGCACACGGACAGTACAGACCGATTGTGTTCCAGCAATCCACTAAGCGAATACTTGCAGGCAACCACACCTACAAAGCAGCAAAGGCTTTAGGTTGGCAACACATAGCAGCAACACCAATCATCTGTGACGATCAGCAAGCCCTGCGCATACTGCTCGCAGACAACAAAGCAAACGATCTCGCCACCTATGACGAACCAGAACTGATTGAACTACTGAAGCAACTAGTGGACACCAGCGAAGGATTACTAGGCACACTGTTTGATGCAGACGAACTAGACAGCCTCATACAAGACAACAGCCATTTTGAAAAACCAATAGACGATGACACCGCACCCATCACACAACCAACCTGCCCCACCTGCAGCGCACCACTAACCTGCGCCACATGCCAATAACCAAACCTTGTTTAAGTTGCCGAACACTCACCACCAACGGCACACGCTGCCTCACCTGCCAGACCACATGGAACAGGCAACACCCTAAGCCCCACAGACCGCACTACGCAGGAACATACAAACGAAGAGCAAAACAAGTCCGTGACACAGCAACACATTGTTGGATATGCGGAGAAGGCAAACGAACCAACGACCCATTCACAGCAGACCACCTGATACCAGCAGACCCAAACAGTCCACTAGCAGCAGCCCACAAGTCCTGCAACAGCAGAAGAGGGAATACCCCTATCAGCCCCCACTAGAACCCTCACCAGACGCACCACAATCACTCCTAACGAACCAAAAATATATTTATGAACACACACACACCCCCCCCCACCCCACACATACTTTTTTCCTAAAACCCTTATGGGTGTTAC